GTGTGTGTTGTGAATATTCCTCCAAGACATGGAAAAAGCCGAACTGCAGGAAATCTTGTGGAATGGTGTCTAGGGAACGACCCAACATACAAGATTATGACTGGTTCCTACAACGAAACACTGTCTACTATGTTTTCGAAAAATGTGAGAAATAGCATACAAGAGAAAAAAGCTGATGAAAGTAAACCGGTGTTTTCGGACGTATTCCCGGGAGTTGAAATAAAGTATGGAGACGGTGCCATGAATCTGTGGAGCCTCGAAGGTGGTTATAACAACTATCTTGCGACATCGCCTACCGGAACGGCTACAGGATTTGGATGTAATTTGATGATTATAGATGATCTTATCAAGTCAGCGCTGGAAGCAAATAATGCAACGGTATTGGAAAACCATTGGTCGTGGTTTACAGATACGATGTTGTCACGTTTGGAAGAGGACGGGAAAATTATCATAATCATGACGAGATGGCACAGCGAAGACTTGGCAGGGAAGGTGTTGGAATGGTGTCAAAGTAGCAACAAAAAATACCGGCACATAAAGGACAAGGCCCTACTGGATCCTGTTAAACATAAAATGCTCTGCCCGGAGATCCTCAGCTACGAGTCTTACAAAGATAAAACGAGCGCGATGGGAGAAGATATTGCCAGCGCTAACTATAATCAGGAGCCAATTGATCTAAAAGGGCGACTATACACAAAATTTAAGACTTACGAAGATATACCGCGGGATTTCAACGGGAATCAACTTTTTACGGAGATTAAAAATTACACTGATACAGCCGATGAAGGAAGCGACTACTTATGCAGCATTACTTATGGGGTGTACAACATGGAAGCTTATGTGCTCGATATAATCTATACTCAGGAGGCTATGGAGCGCACAGAAGGAAAAGTAGCAAAAATGCTATTTGATTATAGAGTAAACATTGCCGATATCGAATCTAATAACGGAGGAAAAGGATTTGCAAGAGCGGTAGAAAGCATATTGCAGCAGCAATTCCAAACGAATAAAACGTCAGTTAATTGGTTCCATCAGTCGCAGAACAAGAAAGCAAGGATTTTGTCTAACTGCACCTGGGTGATGGAGCATATTTATTTTCCGAAGAACTGGAGAGATAGATGGCCGGAGTACTACAAAGATATGAACAAGTATCAAAGAGAAGGTAAAAACGCACATGATGATGCACAAGATGCGACTACTGGAATTGCTGAGAAGATAAGTAAAGGCAAAGTAAAACTAAAGACCTTTAGAGGAGGAATATAGAATGAATGGAAAAAGACCATATAAATTGCCGGAACCGCTTTTATGTTCCGCTGATAAAGAAATCAATATGACATTGGTGAATGAATACATTCGCAAGCATGAGGAAAGGATGCCGAGATATAACTACCTTGAAAATCTATACAAAGGATTTCACGATGTATTCCATCTTCCGGAAAAGGAATCCTGGAAGCCAGATAACCGACTGGCTGTAAATTTCCCACGGTATATCACAGAGACCTTTTTGGGATATGCTTATGGAATCCCGATGAAAAAATCACATCCGGATACAAAAATTAAAGATGCGATTATTGAGTTTGACAGAGATAATGATATCTCAGATCAGGAATACGAGCTTGCGAAGAAATGTTGCATCTATGGACATGCATTTGAGTATTTTTACCAGGATGAAGAGGCGAAGACAAAGACCGTGATCTGCAATCCAAAAGAACTGTTTGTCGCCTATGATGATACCGTAAAGAACCGTGCACTATTTGCTATCAGATATGGATATAGAGATGATAAAGTCACAAGGCACGGAGAAATACTGACAAGAGAGAAAATCATCCCATTCGAGGGGGAAATCATGCAGGAGAGCATACCGAATCCCTATGGTCGTATTAATTGTGTAGAATACATGCTGAACGATGAAAGGATCGGGCTTTATGAAGAAGTTGCCGGTATGGTAGAAACATATAATAGGGTGATCGGAGAAAAGGCAAATGACGTAGACTCTTTTGCAGAAGCATATCTTGCAGTGCTTGGCGCCGAGCTGGATGAGGATGGTGTTTATAAGATCCGGGACAATCGAATTATAAATCTTTATGGTACGGAAAATGCAAAAGATATTATCGTGCAGTTTCTTGGCAAACCAACTGCAGACGGAACGCAGGAAAATCTTTTGAATCGGCTTGAGGATTTGATTTATCAGACGAGTATGGTAGCAAACATCTCCGATGAATCTTTCGGAAATGCTTCCGGAACCTCTCTTGCGTATAAATTGCAGTCTATGAGCAATCTTGCCCTAACATTCGACCGTAAAATTGAAAAGTCCATGAGAAAGAGATATAAATTGTTTTGTTCTCTTGCAACGAATGTGCCAGATCGGGACGCATGGAAAGATATTGATTTTACAATGAGCAGAAATATTCCGAAAAATCTCCTCGAAGAAGCACAGACAGCACAGGCACTGGAAGATGTTGTGTCAAAGGAGACCCAGCTTTCTGTTCTGTCTATTGTAAGAGACGTTTCCGAGGAAATAGACCGAATGGAGAAGGATGAAGAAAAGAGACAGAAAACAATTGTAGAAAAACGGATGTTCGGAGGTGCGGCAGATGAGCAGCAGGACGTACTGGAAGAATAGGGAAGAAGAGCAGCGAAAGAAGAATATTAGTGATGAAGCCGAATATGTAAAAGAGATTGGGAAGATCTATGTGAACATGATGGATGAGATCCAAAAAGAGATAAATGGATTCTATACAAAATACGCAAAAGCAGAGGGGATCTCGATTACAGAAGCGAAAAAGCGGGTATCCAAAATGGACATTGATGCGTACAGCCGGAAAGCAGCACAGTATGTAAAGGATAAGAATTTTTCGAAGGAAGCTAATGAGGAAATGCGACTCTACAATGTAACAATGAAGATTAATCGCTTGGAGATGTTAAAAGCCAATATTGGAATGCATCTTATTGGTGGGTTCGATGAACTTCAGAAATATTTTGGGCAGATCCTGACGGAAAAAACACTGGAAGAATTTGAAAGGCAGGCAGGAATCCTCGGAAAATCCATTCAGAACAATGCGAAGATGGCACATGCAATTGTAAATGCTTCTTTCCACAATGCAAAGTATTCGGATCGTATTTGGATGTATCAAGATATGCTGAAAGCGGAGTTGTCTAAGTTGCTGCAGGCGGGGCTGATACAAGGCAAGAATCCAAGAGTACTGGCAAGGCATCTTACTAAACTATTTGGAGTAAGCCGGGAAAATGCAGAGAGATTGATGGCAACAGAATTGTCTAGGGTGCAGGCAGAGGCGCAGAAGCAGTCCTACATCCGCAATGGATTTGATGAGTATGAGTTTATCGCAGAGCCTACTGCTTGCCCGGTTTGCAAGGCTTTGGACGGAAAGCATTTCAAGGTATTGAAAATGATGCCGGGTGAAAATGCACATCCAATGCATCCACGTTGCCGGTGCAGTACAGCAGCATATATGGATGATAAAGAGTATAGTGAGTGGTTGGATGGGTATTCTCAACATGGAATGAATTTTGAAGAATGGAAGAAGTTGAAAAAACATAAGAAAAGAAGTATACTAGAAATAGATGACAAGGAAGATTTATATACAAATCTTAATAGTATGTCAGATGATTTGTCAGAGAAATCCTTACAAGTAAGCCATTATTTAGACACACTTAATCTACCAAAAAGTAAATGGAGTGGCATCACAAAGATTGTAACCAGTGATGAGTTGCCACATTCCCTTGGAAGGACAAAATCAAATGGAGACATACTTCTTAGAAAAGATGCGAGCACTAAAACGATAGTACATGAGCATTTGCATACTCGTTCGGTTTTACATAACAAAGGTGCGTATCGAAGGAATAAATGGTTTGAAGAAAATGCTTGTGAAATGCTTGCTGAGGAATTGTGCAATAAAAATGGTATAAGATACAAACGGACATATAAAAATGTGACAGAGCCACTTAGGGATATAGCAAGTGTTACGAGTCAGTATATATCAGATTATGATTTTGCATTAGATTATTTTAACGCTGGAATCGAGAACAGAGAGCAGTGGTTGATAGAATTGGCAAATAGAGAAACTGATAACTCCATAAGAAGGCGCATTTTGGATTTGATAGGAGAGATTAAAAATGCTTAGAAACCTAAATGAGTTGAAAGAAATTATATTTGGCGAAGATATGACGGATAAGGAATGGTTAGAGTTAAGCAAAGAAGTGGATGATGCTTGGGAAAATGCAACAGATAATGAAAAACAGGAATTTGAGGACAGTGGAGCCGGAGATATGCTGGGGCAGATATTAGAATTTATGGATTGACCATCAGTCAAAAATGATTGGTGGTTTTCTTATGCAAATTTTTAGGAAAGGAGTGATGCAAATTGATTGAGGTACATATCACGCAGGACGGTTTGATGGTAAAAGGTCATGCAGGCTATGCAGAACAAGGGAAAGATATTGTTTGTGCTGGCGTAACAGCTCTTGTACAGACCCTGATCAAATCCATAGAGGGGCTGACAGAGGATCAAATTGAATATGAAATATCTCCCGGAAGGGTTGGTATAAAGTATGGGAATTTATCGGAGAAATCAAAAACTTTGGTAGATTCCTTTTTCATTGGCATTTGTCTGATTGTCGATGAGTTCCCGGAGTATGTCCGGGTATTGTAACTGGAAGTGAGCGAAACCTCGTAAAACTATGATTCGATGCAATGGTCTGGACAATGGATGGACTGGGGCGAAAGGAGAAGTTAACATGAAATTTAGAGAATTTATGGCATTACAATTATTTGCCGAGAACGAAGGAATTGGGGCGGAAAGCAATGGACCCGGCGCGAACGGCGAAGAAACACATGGCAACGAGGAAAGTCAAGGGACTTCCGGCAACACGTTTGAGGACTTTTTAAAAGACGGAAAGAATCAAGCGGAATTTGACAGAAGAGTCAATAAAGCAATCGAAACTGCACTAGGCAATGCGAAAGTGAAGTGGCAGGAGGATGCTGACCAGAAAGCAGAAGAAGCGGCAAAAGTCGCAAAGATGAATGCAGAACAGAAACAGCAGTACGAACTGGACAAGTTAAAGAAAGAAAATGAGAGATTGCAGGCAGAGTCTGTAAGAAATCAGCTTAGCAGAAATGCAGCAGGAGTCCTTACAGAGAAAGGTTTTGAAGCAACGCAGGATGTGCTTGATTTTGTTGTAGGAGCTGATGAAGCAGATACCAATGCAAGGATTGATACACTTGTGAAAATCGTTGAATCACAGCTTAAAAGAGCGGAGATTGCCAGAGCAACCGGGACTACACCAAAGACCGTGACAAACTCTGGAAGCCAGATGTCTGAATTTGACAAGAGACTTGCGAAGTATAAATAAAGGAGAATGTGAAGATGAAGAACAAAGAATTTATGATGTTACAGTTATTTGCGGCAGGAGATAACAATAACTTACCGGTGAAAAGTTACCAACTGGAATTTAAAAATCTCTTGCAGGCAGTATTTGGAAAGATGTCCTATTTTTCCGATTTTTTCGGTGGGGGAATTGAGGCATTAGATGGTGTCAGGGAGAACGAGACAGCCTTTTATGTGAAGACATCTGATATCCCGGTTGTAGTTGGTACTGGTTATGATAAGACAGCTACAAAGGGATTTAAGACTGGGACGGGGAATTCCAGCCGCTTTGGAGAAAGAACAGAGATTATTTACACCAACACGCCGGTTGACTATTCTTGGGGATGGACTTTCCATGAAGGAATTGATCGCCACACAGTGAACAATGATTTGGATTCTGCGGTTGCGGATCGTTTGGAACTGCAGGCGAGGGCTAAGACGAAGCAGTTCAATAAGCAGCATGGAAAATTTATTTCCACATCCGCAGGCAAATCTATGACGATAGTGGACAATACAGCGGATAATGTGCTGAAGCTGTTTAATGAACTTTCGAAATATTTCAATAACATTGAGGCGGTAGGAACAAAGAAAGTTAAGGTTTGTTCCGATTTATACAATGCTATTGTAGATCATCCGCTTAATACAACTGCGAAGAATTCAAATGTAAATATCGAAGGAAACGAAGTTGTGAAATTCAAAGGTTTCCTTGTAGAAGAGATTCCAGATGAGCTCTTCCAGTCAAAAGAGTGCGCTTATGCTTATATTGCAGGAGTTGGTAAGGCGTTTACTGGAATCAACACGGCAAGAACAATCGAATCAGAAGATTTTGACGGTGTAGCTTTACAGGGCGCCGGTAGAGCCGGAGAGTTTATCTTAAACGATAACAAAAAAGCAGTAGTAAAGGTGACAGTGGGGGAATAACACCCACTGACGATACAGCCTTGATTGGCAGTGGGAAAGTAGGAAAGGCAAAAGTAGGTAAAGCAAAATAAGAGACGGAGGTAATGAATATGGCATATTCTAAAAAAGATTGGGCAGATGGCGAAGTAATTTCAGAGGCAGCAATGGACAACATCGAAAACGGTGTAGCCGCGAATGATACAAAAAACACACAGCAGGATTCTAAAATTTCCGAATTAGAAGGCAAACTTGCAAAAGCAGTTGCGGGTTCTAAAGATGGTTTAATGTCTAAAGAGGACAAAACGAAACTGGACGGAATTGCAGAACAGGCGAATAAATACGTTCTTCCAGCGGCGAATAAAACAACGATTGGCGGTGTGAAACAGATGGCTTTAATTGCAGATTTGTCTACAGAAACAGCATCTGACCTGAAAAGCAAAATCAATGCAATTCTTGCGGAGATGAAAAAACAGGGTATCATGGCAAATTCGTAAGGAGTTGAAATTCAATGCTGAATGATTTAAAAAAACTTCTTGGAATCGAGGATGATTCTCTTGATCAGAAACTGGAGTTGATACTCAGATCTGTGCAGGGGCGCCTAAAGCTCCTGCTCGGAGGGATTGAAGTACCGGAGGAAATGAATCATATCGTTGTGGAAGTGGCGGTGATCCGGTTCAACCGGCTAGGTTCCGAGGGGATGTCTTCCCACAATGTCGAGGGCGAGAACATGTCCTACAATGACAACGATTTTGATGGATTTATGAATGAGATACAAGCTTTTTTAGATTCGCAGAAGGAATCAAAACGAGGAAGGGTGAGATTTATTTGAGATGTGATACAGAGGTATTCTTCCAGTCGATCACGCCCGGAGAATATGATGAGTCTACCGGAGATTATGAAGAAGATAAGATCACGGAAGAAAAAAAGCATGCCAGTGTTACAGATACCGGCACGGATACGATGAATCTTGTGTACGGTGCTATAAAGCAGGGAAGTAAGACAGTGCGCTTGCAGATGCACTATAAAAAGCCGTTCGACCTTATCCGGATAGGCAATGTCCTATACAGAGTGGATTTTGAACGAAAACTGCGAACAAAGCATGTGTTTGTAGTGTCGGAGGTGCAAAGTGGCAGAAATTAAATTTGAGGGAATCGTAAAGCTGAATAAAGGCTTAAAAAAGAGAATGGACATGAGTGCGGTAAAGACAGTTGTGAAGAAGAATGGTGCAGATATGCAAAGGAAAGCGCAGAGAAATGCACCAGTCGATACAGGAACTCTAAAACGAAGCATCGGGCTTAACATCTCGGACAGCGGAATGACCGCAACGGTAGAACCAACAGCTGAGTATGCGCCTTATGTAGAACTTGGAACCCGATTTATGGAAGCGCAGCCATATCTAAAACCTGCATTTGAGGAGCAGAAAAAGCAATTTGAAAAAGATTTACAGAAACTTGTGAGGTGATATATGGATCCGCAGCAAGAATTATTTACAAAATTATTAACAGAGATCAAATCATTAGGATATGACGTATATGACGGTTTTCTTCCGCCGGATGGTACGCAGTATCCTTTTGTTTATCTTGCAGATAGCCAGCAGATTGATGAAGCAAATAAAACCGCTGTCTTTGGCAGTGTCCATCAGACAATCCATGTTTGGTGCGACAATCCGAAGCGCAGAGGCACAGTTTCAAAAATGTTGTTGTCGATTAAAAACACATGCAGAAAACTGGATCATACAGAAAATTTTGCATGGAATGTCCGGAATGTGAATCAAAGAATTCTTTCGGACAAGACCACAAAGCAGCCACTTTTACATGGGTTGCTGGAAATAGAATTTAGTTTTAGTTAGAGAGGAGAAAAAAAGCATGTTTAAGACAGGATTGCAGTTATTTTCCGAAGCCGTATCCGGAAAGAAAATCGTATATTTATACCGGTTGGCAAAGAATTCCTCGAAAGAGGCGGGAAAGAATTTGGCGTTTACGACGGAAAACGGAAGAACGAAAAGTAAGGATGCAGATTCTACTGCGACAAAGGACGGTTCTATCAGAACACCGGGGACAACGGAAGTAGAGATTACCGCTACAAGCATTTTATCAAAAGGGGACAAGACGGTTCAGGAACTTGAGGATGCAATGGATTCTGATGAATTGATTGAAATCTGGGAAGCGAATCTCGCTGATCCGGCAGAGCCAGGACAGAATAAATTTAAAGGGATGTATTTTCAAGGGTATCTTACAGAGTTTGAAATCACTTCGGCGGCAGAAGATAATGTGGAAGTGTCCCTTACATTTGGAATCAACGGTTCTGGAAAGCGCGGGGATGTTACCGTGACAACCCAGCAACAGGAAATCGCGAATTATGTATTCAAGGACTCTGTGAAAGAGGGGGAATAATACCCTCTGAGGATGCAGCCTTAATCGGCAGGGGGAAAATTGGGAAGGCAAAAGTAGGAAAGGAATAAATATATACATAGAGGGCGGGAAACTGCTCTCTTTTGTTTTGCTGAAAAGCAAGGAAGGAGTTAAAGATGATGGAATTAACAATCAACAATCAGGTGTATCAGTTTAAGTTTGGAATGGGATTTTTAAGGGAGCTGAATAAACAGGTGGTCATTCCGGTGGACGGAATACCAGGGGCAAAGAAAGACATTGGGTTCAGATATACATTAGGGTCTTTTTTGGATAATGACCCGGAAGCGCTTGTGGCTATTCTTGATACTGCAAATAGAGGACAGGCTCCTCGTGTGACAAGGGAAATACTTGATGATTACGTAGACGATGTAAACACAGATATTGACCAGCTTTTCGAGGATGTTTTGGGTTTCTTAAAGAGTTCGAATGCTACCAAGAGAAACACAGTGGAATTATTGGAAGCTGTGGAGAAGGAGAAGAAGAAACAGGCAGAGATGGAAACGAAAAAACAGGAGATGATGGCATAAGTTTTGAGGAATTCTATCAAGAGGTTGCCTTGAATTGTTTCAGGTATTTCGGGTTTCGTAGTTTTGCTGAGGTCGATAATCTAACGATTCCGGAATACAACCTTCTGATGGAGGCTGTGCGGTTGAAAGAGGTAGATAAAGACTACCGAAACCACCTGCAGGCGTTTCTGAACTTTGCCGTGAAAGCGGAAAAGAAGATAGGAAAAGGGAAAACGAGACCGGTATATCAGCGGTTTCGGAAGTTCTACGATTATGAAAAAGAGGTTGAAAAAGTAAAAAACAGAAAAAAGAAGCAGGAGAGATTATCAATTATCGGCAAAATGATGAGAAAGGGGGAGTGATGGCATGGCAGAAAGTTATTCAGTAAAGGCAATATTATCTGCGCAGGATAAAGGATTTAAGTCTGCTTTTGGTGCAGCAATGAAATCGGCTAATAATCTGAAAGACACGATTACAAGCGGACTAGGATTTGGAGTAATGATGGCAGTAGGTCAGAAAGCATTTTCTGTAGTGGCAGGAAGTATGTCGAGTCTGACAAAAGAGACAATCAATACATCGGATTCTATGCAGAAATTGCAGCAGGCGATGCGGTTTTCCGGAGCGAGCGAAGCGGAGATTCAGAGAATTGCGGGTGCCACGGGGACACTGAAAACATATGCGGATAAGACGGTATTTTCGTTAGAAGATGTAATGTCTACATTTGGTGCTTTGTCTGCGAACGGAATTAAAGATGCAGATAAGATGACCGAGGCAGTAGGAAATGCGGTGGCTGTCTTTGGCGGTGGAGCTCAGGAGTTTAGTAGTGTTGGATTGGCGTTTTCGCAGGCTATGGCATCAGGTGCACTCCACGCTCAGGATTGGAACCAGATATTGAATGCGAGTCCACAGCTTGCTGGAGGATTGAGAAAAGAATTAGCAAAGCTGAATCCGGTGCTTGAGAAAGATTTCAAAGGTGCAATGGAGGAAGGTGCTATCACAGCCGATCTTCTTGGTCAAGCAATGAATAATATCGGGATGACTGATATGGCGAAAGAAGCAGCAACATCAGTTACGACGTTCGAGGGTGCAATGGGAAACCTGGAGGCAACGGTCACAAGTGGTATGATGAATTTGTATGACAGCTTTGCAAAGTCAGGTGTAGTGGACGCAATTAACAGCTTTAACGAAAAAGTGGGAAAAGGCTTTGAGTGGCTTGCTGCTACAATCCCGAAGGCAATCGACAAGATTTCCCCGTATTGGGAAGTATTTAAGAAAAATGTAGCAGAGGTTAAGAATGCATTTGGCAGTGCATTTCGAGCAGTTACAAGCGAACTGCAAAAACTCACAGGAGCGTTCGGCTCAACGGAGAGTATAAACAGTTTTTCTGACGTGATGGAGTCGGCATCAGGTGCATTGAAATCTTTTGCTTGCTTCATGGAGGAACATGCGGATGTTATTGCAAAGGTACTGAGGGAGCTTCCCAAATTGCTTGTAGCATATAAGGGTTTTAAGATTGTAAAATCAGTAGCTCCGTTTGTTGGTGCATTTACGAGTGCGATTGCAGGACTTGCTGGGAAAGGAATTTCAAAATTAGGCTCAAAATTATTCGGAATTTCAAAAGGACAGGAAGCTGTAGGGAAAAGCAGTGCCGGGAGTTCTAAAAAGATATTGGCATCAGCAAAAGCATTTATGATGTTAGGCGCAGGAGTTGCTTTAATCAGCGGCGGATTCTTTCTACTTGCAAAAGGGGCAAAGGCAGTAGCAGATTCGGGACCATTGGCTGGAGGGGGTTTTGCAGGGAGGGGAGGGGGTGGGAATGGCAGGTACTGTGTTGGCTTTGAGTTTTGGTTTTATGAGTTTCTTGAAGAATATTAAGACATCGCCCCAAAAGATGAATGCTGCCTCCAAATCATTTGTAAAAATGGCGGGGGCGGTAGCTCTTGTATTAGTTGCACTGGCAGGGGTGGCATTAGCTCTTGTTCCACTTGGAAAATTAGGAGAGACTGCCGTTCCAGCACTTGCAGCGTTTGGAATAGTAATCGGAGGATTAACAGTGATATTTGGAGTGTTTGGGAAAAAGCTACAGGAGAGTGCCGTAGGAATTGGAGTGTTTGCATTATCTGTATCGGCAATGGCTTTAGCAATGGCTCCTATCGCTAAAACAGGGACAGATGGTGCAATCGCAATGGCTGCGTTTGGTGTGGTGGTTGCAGCTTTAGTGGCTGTGTTTGCTATTTTTGGAACTGCTTTAACAGCTGCAATACCGGCAATGCTTTCGTTTGGGGCTACCGTACTTATGGTTGGTGCCGGGATGAACCTGGCATCTTCTCTCATTAGCGCCTTGATTCCGTTTGTAAGGCAGTTAGGCGATACGGTTTCACAGGTCGCCACATCAATTGCGTTTTCAATCTCGATGATATTATCGGCATTTGGAGATTTGGTTTCCACTGTAGCAGATGCAGTAGGGACAATTGTGGCAACAGTCGGGAATACGCTTGTGAATGTGGTAAAAACAGCAGGGGATGTCATAAGTGATGTGGTGGAATCAATCAGTGACGGATTCCGCACGATTACGGATGGTATATCAGGTGTGATTGATGCAATAGGAGGTGCTTTTAGCAGTGTATTGGAATCAGTGGCAGATGTCATAAATTCCATTGGAAATTCGGCGAAAAATGCTGGAAAAGGATTTAAAAGTGTTGCAGAGGGAATTCAGATCATCTCGGAACTATCCATTATTGATATTGCGAAGTCTCTCGGAGCAGTTGCAATAGGTTTGGGAGAAATTTCGTCAAAAGGAAAGGGACTGAAAGAAGCGGCAGCCGGTGTTGAGGTTATGGTTGTCTCTATCACATCGGCATCTACACAGCTAGCCTTATTCAATGTGTCTTTACAGAAGATGGGTTCGTTGTCTGTATCAGTCGCTTCCGGTATTACGGCAATCAAAAAAGCATTTGCCGGGTTTTCAGTTCCACCAGTTGATACAAGTAGGATTACAGCGTCATTTCGTTCCATTGTTTCGAGTGCCAATATGGTAGCGGTTCAGGTGTCAGCAACAGGTAAAAACACTGCAAACAATTATGCAAGTACGATGGCTTTTGGTTTCAGGAAGGCTGCTACGGAAACGATGAGCGGGGTAAGCAAGATAAAAGATGCTGCAGGTAAACTGGCTACCTTGTTGCCGAAAACAGCTGTACAGGCTATGAATGGATTTAATAATGCATTTTCTTCTGGAAAGACGAAAGCGATATCTATTGCGAAAGCAATGGCAACTTCCGTTGTATCTGCTATGAAGTCGGCACAGGGAGGAGCGTATAACAGTGGATATTATATTGGTGTAGGTCTTGCGAACGGCATGGAGGCTTCTTTGGGGCGTGTACGGAGTATTGCAGCACAGCTGGCCGAGGCGGCAGAAAAGGCAATCCGTGCAAAAGCGAAAATTCATAGTCCTTCAAGAGTTTCGGAGGAGCTTGGGGAATACTATGGCGATGGCTGGATTGGCGGAATTCAGCGGAGAATGAAGGAAGCATATCATGTTGTGAAGGAATTGGTGTCAATTCCAGCAGTGGATGAGCCAAGGCTCGCTGTTGCTGGATATGGAACTGTTAAAGACTTGGATGAGGGGTACAGTTATAACAGGAATGCGACATATACAATTGTTGTTCCAGTTGAGGTGGATGGTCGGGAAATCGCAAAAGTGACAGCACCATACACACAGGAAGAACTGAATAAATTGGAAAAGAGAAATAACAGAAAAAGGGGATTTAGATAAGGAGGGCAAATGTACAATTTTATAGACACGACAGAAAGTCAGAGTGGCGGTACACTGCCCTCTGAGGCCCTGAATTTTGATGGGGAATATATAGAGAATCTGATTCCTGGCTACCGGACATTGTATGTATCTGGCAGGGAAGTGATTGATACAGAACTTTTGACGGATGAAGTAGGTGTGAGGGACGGAACAAGGTACCGGAGAAAAAGATACCCGGAAAGGATTATCACAGTAGGCTATCAGTTGATTGCAAAAGATGTATTATCGTTCCGAGCAGCTTACAATAAGTTGAATGCAATCTTAGATACAGATGAAGCAAAACTGATATTTGCGGATGAACCCGACAAGTATTTTATAGGGACCAAGGAAGGGACTGATGATGTTCCTACTGGAGTCAATGCAGTAAAAAGTGAACTGACATTTCATTGTGCTGATCCATTTAAGTATTCTGTGAAAGAAAAAGAAGTCATTCCGACAATGGATGAAGATACGACCTTTGTGGTTGATTACAGAGGAACACATAAATGTTTTCCAGTGCTGGAAGCGGAAGCAAATGGCGATATTGGATTTGTTGGATTTATAAAGCAGAATGGGAAAGTTATACAGATCGGGAATGCAGATGAGCTTGACGGAGAAAATTATGAGATGTCACAGACTTTGGTGGACGAAGAATTTGTATCCATTTCACCAGAATGGAAATTAAATTCCGCAAAAATTATAGAATTTACGAATAGTTCAGGTGGAACAGTGAGCACGATACAGACAGGAACGGTAACAGTTGGAAAAGATAGGAGTGGAAAAACTATTTTAGGTCCATCTAGTTACGGGAATATTGTTGCGTATGGTGGTCCAAGCGTAACCCGGCAGATACCCGCTGATCAAAGTGGTCATGTCGGTGCAAAGAATTGGACGTTTTCGTGGCATCATAACTTCACGCTTACCCATGCAAAGCAGTTGGGAGCGGTGGAATTCCTTGTGACCGGTCTTAAAAATGGGAAAAAGGTCACAATTGCATCTGTGACATACTCACGAAATGCGATGAATACGAAAGCGTGGGGATGGTTTTATGTAAATAATAAATGTGTAAAATCGTATATCACAATCGATGATGTGACTGCGGAAAACAAAGTGACTGGATACAGCGGAGGGCGTTCCGGCATCCGGAAATTTGGTGCGAAAGTTGCGTTTGATTTTGCGGGTCAGGTATTTGAGTTTACAGACCCGGAAATTGTGGATGTAGAAGCAACTGAAATAAGTGTTTTTTTCCTGGCAACAAAGGGGTATGACAGTATGAACTTAAATGGTGTTTATTCTGTAAAATTTGTTTCTCATTCCGTAGAGTCTTGGCGAAATGTACCGAATAAATTCGGGGAAGGCGATGTAATATTAGCGAACTGTAAAGCAGGAACTATTTTAGTAAACGGTGTGGAGATGCAGGGGCTTGGGGCTCTTGGAAATGATTGGGAACAGTTTTTTCTTCATCCAGGTACAAATCAGATCAACTGTGTATATTCCAATTGGGCAGAAAAACCGCATTTCAAGTTGAAATATAGAGAGGTATGGCTATGATCTTTTATTTCGCAGACAGACATATGAATATATTAGGACAAGCAAGTACAAATCTTCCTGATGGAATCCTAGTTCGGGATGACAAGAAGGTAGAAGAGATTGATACCGGTGTGGCGACGTTGGAATGCTATATTTCTGCTACTGGAAAAGACAAAAAAGGGGCGGAAATATATACAACAGTAGGAAACTATATATTAAAGAAAGATCGAGATGAGACAAGAGCATATACCATTATCGAGCGTGAAAAGGATACAAAAAACGAAGAAATTTGTATTTACGCAGAGGATGCAGGGCTGGATCTTCTGAATGAGGTTGTTGGAGAGTATGAAGCAGATCGGGATTATTCAGTCGTGTATTATACTGAAAAATTTGTTGGAAACAGTGGATTTGAAATCGGTCTGAATGAGATTAGTGATCGCTCCAGGAAACTGAAATGGGAAGGTGAAGCGACTGCGACAGAAAGACTTGCAAGTGTAGCAACGCAGTTTGATGCGGAAATCTCATATAGTTTTGAAATAACTGGACTTCAAATTTCGAAAAAATATATCAACTTTTATAAAAAACGTGGAAAGGATATTGGTACAGAATTACGCTTGAATCGAGATATAGACAGGATTCGTACGAAAGAGTCTATTGCGAATATTGCGACAGCCCTTGAAGTGACTGGGGGAATACCGGAAGATTCCGAAGAGCCTATTACGTTACAAGGATATCAATATGATGATGGTGATATTTATATTGACGGAACAAAGGTGAAATCACGAGAAGCATTGAAGCTTTGGGGACGTTATATGATGAAAGATAGCGATATTGTAGGGCATATCACAAAAACGTATAGTTATGATACGATGAGTCAATCGGAGCTTTGTACTAGATCTGTAAATGAATTGAAAAAAGCTTGCAAAATGGAAGTGAATTATGAGATTGATATCAGCAGACTGCCAGAATGTGCACGGGTAGGAGATTATATTAACATCGTAGATGATGAAGGTGGATTGTATTTAAAGGCAAGAATTTTGAAACTGGAAAGTTCTGAGACAAACGATGAACATGTGGCAACTTTGGGAGAATATCTGATAAAGGATAACGGGATATCACAACTTCTTGAGGATTTGGCAGAGCAGTTTAAACAGTTGGCGGCAAATAGAACATTTTATACTTGGATTGCTTATGCGGACGATAATAAGGGAAATGGAATTTCTTTGAACCCGGATGGCAAGAAATATATTGGAACAGCAGCAAACAGAACAACGAAAACACCGGATTTGAGTGACGCAACAATATATTCATGGATGCTGGCAAAAGGAGATGATGCTGTTACGCTCCACATTGATTCGAGCAATGGAAGCATCTTTAAAAATAGCGGGGTGGCAACAACTCTGACAGTAACAATTCTTGTTGCAGATGAGAGAATTGATACATCTAAAAAAATGAAAGATTATTTCGGACAAGCAGCTTATTTAGAGTGGGAATGTAAGCGATTAGGAGAGACGGAATTTAAACCGATTTCACATACTGACAAGAGATTATCAGATGAAGGTTTTATTTTCACGTTGACGCCCGAAGACGTGGATGTCAAATCAACATTTAATTGTAGTTTGAATTATTAGGAGGATTTAAAATGGCAAAAAAAGCAAGTAATCAGGTAGACTTACTCGATCTTACAGATGGGTATTCAATCATAATGACAAATGACTCATATACATTTTTGGGAACAGAAACAAGTGTAAATGGGACACAGACAACTTCGACACAGATTATGGCTCTTTGTGGTGCAGAACAAGTGGCTTGTAAAATAGGTGCGATAGAGTGTCCAGAAGGGTTAAGTGCAGTTTCTGATGGAAAGACACCAACTCCAACGGTTACGATTACAGCAACATCAGCACTAAAAAAGACAGGATCTATTACAATACCGGTTATTATCGGGGAGATTACGGTTAATAAGGTGTTTAGTTTTTCTATTGCATTTAAGGGGCAAAACGGTCAGGATGGCACAAGTGTTACAGTAAAAAGTACATCGGTCACTTATCAGATTTCAGCTTCGGGGACGACGACGCCAACAGGAGAGTGGCTGACTTCTGTACCTAATGTGCCGGCGGGACAATACTTATGGACTAAAACAGTTGTAACTTATAGTGATGGAAAATCTACGACAGCATATAGCGTATCGCGTAGCGGAACGAATGGTTCAAATGGATCAAGTATTACTGTTACGAGTCAGGAAGTAACTTATCAAAAAGGAAACTCAGGAACAACACCGCCTACTGGAGAGTGGTCATCTACCATTCCAGCAACGAATCCGGGAGAATTTCTGTGGACTAAAACGGTTGTAACTTATAGTGATGGAAAATCTACAATTTCCTATAGTGTTTCGCGGAACGGAACGAATGGCACGGATGGACAGGATGCGCTTAATCTTGTTATAGAGTCCTCAGCTGGAACAATTTTTAAAAATACAGCAATTGCAACTACATTGACAGCACATGTCTATAAAGGAGGTACTGAGGTGATTGGCGGTGCACTTTCGGCACTTGGAACAATTAAATGGTATAAAGATGGTGGATCTGTGCCAATTGCTACAGGCTCTACATTTACAGTGTCAGCGGGAGATGTATCAAATAAAGCCACTTATACAGCGATACTGGAGGGATAGGTATGGCTATAAAGTCAATAGCTGAAATTACTTTAATCCGTGTGAATGATGGCTCTGACGGAAAAGGGATTAAGAGCATAATGGAATATTATATGGTATCTACCGTTAATTCTGGAATCACAACTGGAAACAGTGGGTGGAGTACGGAAATTCCTACTATGACAACTATAAATAAATATTTATGGAATTATGAAAAAATGATATATACAGATAATACCTCTGTGGACACTATACCAAAAGTAATTGGGATATATGGGGACAAAGGTCCGCCGGGACAGACTGGAAACGGAATAAAATCAATTGCAAATTATTATCTTGCCACTACCGCGAAGAGTGGCGTGACAATATCCACAGAGGGTTGGACAACAACGATACAAACTATGACTTCATCTAAAAAATATCTTTGGAATTATGAGATTGTTGTATATACAGATGGGAGCAAATACACATCTGCTCCATGCATCATAGGGGTATACGGTGACAAAGGAGCCGCAGGAGAAAATGGAATGAGTGGAATTATTGTATCAGATACAGCACCAGCAAATCCAGAAGTAGGTCAATTATGGCAGAAAGCATCCGGTCAACCAATACAACGCTGGGATGGAAAGAAGTGGACTATTCATTATATTTCGGTAGATAATTTGGATGTGGATACATTGAGTGCCATTTCTGCAAATCTAGGAGATGTTTCGTTCGGAACAATTACAAATTATGTGGAAGGAAAAAGGGCACTTGCAGTAGGAAATAATAGTGTTGATTTTTATAATTCAAATGCTGAAAGAGAGCATATTGGATATATAAGACCGTACACGGATGGAGGTTATGACAAATATGGAATTGAGATTGCAGGAGACAACAGATTTCTATTTGGAGTAGCTGGCAATATCGTACATATGGATAATCAGACATTGAACTATGATGGATTGTTTAATTTAGGTGGCAAGCCAATGAATTATGAAATTATAACATCATCAAATACAATCGCCATAAAGTATGCGAACGGATTGTTGCTATGTGCTGGACACACTTCTTTTGCAGCTACAACAGCTATTACAGCAAAAGCGGATGTGGTATTCCCGGTTCCGTTTAAAGATACAGGCTATTATTTTGTGTCAAACGTGCAAAGAAATGGAAGTATTGTTACGTCTTACTGGGAGGGAGATGTTGGTGGAAACAATATACGTACAACAGCAAAAACCAGTATTTCTCACTCGAAAACAAATGGAAATTATGGAATTGCCTACAACTGGTTTGCAATAGGATTTTGGAAATAGTGAAGGAAAATTTATAAATGAAGAATGAAGAAATCAGAGCGAGACTGTAAGGGTCTTATTTTTTATGCAATTTTTTTAAATAGAGAAAGGAAAGTGAGGTATATGAAGAAAATGGATAAGATTAAAGTATTTCTTACTGCGGTGTGCAGTTTTTTGTCAAGTATGTTAGGGGTGTTGTTTATTCCGGTTGTACTATTGGTTTCGTGTAACGTAATTGATTACATTACAGGATTGATAGCAACGCAAAGTAGAGAAGAAAAGGTAAGTTCTTATAAGAGCATCCGCGGAATTGCAAAAAAGGTATGCATGTGGTTACTGGTTATTGTGGGTGCGATTATCGACCAGCTGATTAAGTACTCAGCAGCTACTATTGGTCTTACGGTACCAGTTACCTTTTTGATTGCCTGCATTGTAGCAATATGGCTGATCTGCAATGAATTGATTAGCATATTGGAAAATATCGCAGATATCGGCACACCTCTCCCTCCGTTTTTACAGAAGATAGTTTATTATATTAAGGAGCAGACAGAAAGCAAAGTGACAATTGACGAGGATTCAGAGGGCGAGTAA